TCGCAATCAGGAATTTCTGAATTTCGTCGTAGCTGGCCTTTAGCGCATCGTTTGAGTTGCCGTTCAGCTCATGGGACATCAGCGCCATCAGCGCCCGGAGCTGGATGCGGTTGGATTCCTCCAACTGGTTCAAGCGGTCATGGTCGCGGGCCAGCTTTTCTTCATGGTGCTGTACTGTATCTTCAAGGTTGCTCACAGGCTGTTCCCTCCTTCGCTGTTCTTCTCGCCGGGTCTTGACGGCGGTCATCACCGTATTGTAAGCGCCGACAAGCAGCAGAACCACGGCAACTGTGCCTATGAGCTGTTCAAAAGTGAGCGTCTGTATCTGCATGGGTATCACCTCAAAGCTGTGCTATCGCCCAGAAGTAAAGGGCGAGCGTGATGAAAAATGGTAGGCTCATACAAGCCCACCTCCATCATCATACCATATCACCCAGCAGATAATCAGAAACAGCGCAAGGACTGAAATCACGATTCCACCACCCTTGCGTACTTTCCACTCACCCAGCCTGTCGCGCCGTTGAAATCAATCAGCATCCATCCATTCTCCGGGTATGTGTACCCGTAGTAATGCGCCCGTTCCCCGGCGCGGAGGATACCCATGCTCTCATAAGCCGTAGACGGCCCCTTGCGGACGTTGACGCTCCCGGTGGCCTCCACATAGGGCGGCTCCACTTCCACGGGCATATCAGGCTCCACAGGCTTGTCAGGGCTTACAGGACGGTCTTGCGGATTCCACTGCTCTTTGACATTCTTACCCAGGGTGACGTTGGTCGCAGCGTGGTGGGATTCATACAGCAGAATATCACCCGGCAGCAGATATCCGCTTCCAGAAAGATACTTCTTGTCCGTCAGGGCAATAAAGCCCGCCTTGGTGAACTCCGTCCGCATATTGCGGCTTGTACAGATGGGTATATCCTGCAATGCCTTGATACCGAAAATGTACCCAGCAGCGCGGACATTCGCGCTCACTCCTGCGGTGCAGTCCTCCTCGCAGGTGATGTTGATTTTGGACGGGTCATAGCCCACCTCTTTAAGACGTTGCCAGTAGGTTGTCCGCTGGCTCTGGTCGTAGCCGATGCGGTCATTCAGTGCGGCCGCAATGCCCAGCTTTGCAATTTCCAGCGCCACCGCCTGGTCGGGATAGCGCAGCACCACCGTCCACGGGCGATTGTACCACGGCTTCAAGCACCACTCCTTCCCGGTCTGGTCGCCCGCCTTGCCGCCTGTATATCCGCCGTTTTCGTCGCTGCCCGAATTGGAGATGTAATGCGTCCCGGTACTGTATAAATACTTGTCGTAATTGATACTCATGTCCTCGCCCTCCACGATGTACATTGGGAAGTTGTCCGTGCGCTCATAGTTGAGGTATACCATCGTAATATTGCCCTGGTCGTCGTTACAGGTCACCAGTAGCAGGTCAGCGTAGTTTACGCTTTTGTCTGTCTGCCCGTCGATACCCTTGTAGTATTTCCCGGTGTTCTTTCCTAACATCGACGCGCACCAACGATAAGTGCGGCTGGATGTGGCAGTCTGTATCACCACAGGATGTCCATAGCACAGTTTTTTGATGGCCTCAAATCCCTGTGCGGCATGGTCTACGACGCAGGTCACGCGCCCACCGTCAATATTATTGATGATGAGCGCAGAATTCTGCGCGTCAACGATATCCTGCCCGGAGCCGGAATTTCGGCGGTAGAGCGGGACACTGAAATCCTGCCACGGCAATACCAGCGTTCCCGCATCTCCGTAGGGGTGTATTGGCTTCATAGTATCGCCCTCCATTTAAACAGTAATACTATTGCTCATACTGCTACCCCCTTTTAATCTAATGCAAGAATCTGAAAGCATTTGACACCGCTTGGCCCTGACAACTGCTTTTCTCCTGCTGATATAGCATTTACAACCAGATATGCGTGATACAGGTTACCAAAATAGCCTCTGCCAATTTGGGTTGAAGTCATATCAGTACCATCAAACGCACATACTCCGCTAACTCTATCCGTCATTACGTCAACGATTGCAGCTCTATGCGCATTCGGAATGGATATTGTAGCGCTTGAACCACTAACATAGACCGCATGATTTGTAGCAGAAGTCAAACCATTTATCCCATAGACCGCTACGGAATACATGGCTGAACCACCATCGCCATGGCCTATTTTTACCGTAAATGATGCAGCACTATTAATCAGTGTAGCACAGAAATAAATATCACCGCTCCTGGTTACAGTCTGTTGAACATCATTAATCTCTATAACCCCAGTATTATTGTCATTAACTGCCACAAAAACAGCTAAACGTTCATAATTATAGTAATCGCTGATATTAATTGTTTTTGTATCAACAGCGCCGTCACCCACCGCACTAATAATGTCGATTTCATAAGTCAAACTTGAATAATCATACCATCTGCCTCTAATATCCGTCAGTTCACCTACAACGGTAAGACCCAACGCCTTTTTTTCTGAAAATGAAAGTGCGTCCCATTCAGATTTGGTTTTTCTTGTAACGCCGCCGCCCGGAACATTCACATTTGCGCTGGCGTAGTCCTTCACATTCACCGTACCATTTTGGGTGATATTAATTGTCCCCGTAGGCTCCGGGTAGCCCCCGGATATGCTCTCGATTGCCGCCGCCATGTCGCCGGGGCGGTAGGTGGTCGCCACCCCCAGCTTCTCCCGTATCGCGTCGGCGATATCTTCAAGATGGGTTTCTGTCACAAGGACTTTGCTCATGGTGTCACCTCCGCCGTTTCAACTTCGATTGTAAAGCTGGCTTCCAACGTTGCAAGCTCGCCATATGTCCATTGTACGGGGACTTGTAACGTGCCGTGTGTGGGGGCAATGTCTGTATCCTCTACGCCTGTCGGGTCTATCGTACTTTCGGGGACATTGGATATACCATAATGTGCCGAATGATTGAACCCGGAGCTAAATTGATTTTTGGGTACTGTATGACGGCGGTCACCAGTCCATAAGCCCCATACACCATTCACACACGCCCCAAAACTAAATGAAGTTTGGTCGGTCAATGCCATTCCGTACCAATAATTACCGTACCGAGTCAACAAAAACGCAGAGCCTTGTGTATCTCCGGCTGTTTCTATACCGGTAATACCTATTGTGCTACCACTATCGTATATTCCAAGGTCTCCGCCGTAATACGCATAATATGGTGCCCAAGCCCAGCCTCCTCGAATATTGCAGACAACTTCAATCGCGTTGATTGTCCTGTTTTCGTCGCTCCATGTGATGCCGTCACCCCCGGTTATTTCGGCTGTTTCCAACGGTAGAGTTAGCTCGGATATCGGTATGATGCCGCCCGGATGTTCGTCATCCTCCCACGGCATACCTGTTGGCAATAGTGCCCGAACCACAAGACCGTCATATTGTATATCTTCCCCATCTAAGTAGTCCAGTTTGTTCGGCAGGGACATGATTTGCAGCGTCACCGGCTTGTTTTCCCACACAATGACGTTGAAAGTATCCTCGAACGTGGTTCCGCTTTCGTCGATGTACTGCACGGGGATAGTCTGGATGGATGCGCCGGGGTATTCCTGGCTGGGTGTTGTCGGGTCATACACCGCCTTTTTTACGGGCAGCGTCAGCGCTTCAAAGGGGATTTTTCCGTCCAGCCACTGCCCGCCGTTCGTCCATGGTACTTGCGTCGCGGCGCTCCTCTCAGACTGGTAGCCCAGCACCAGCAGCCGCGCATAGCTGATATCCTTGCCCTCCAAATACTGTGTGAAGCTCCCGTTGTATGCCACGATGTATTTCAGCGGGATTTTGGTGTAGTCGATGCTGTAATTGCCACCGGTGGAGCCGGATACGCTCGGCGTGGTCGGCGTATAGCCGTCGATTGTCGGCGCGTCAACCTCCCATGTATCGCCTTCTGGATATACTTCTGTCTCTTGTCCCAGCGGCACATCGTCGGCAGTGAAGGTCACCCGCACAATCTGAATAGGTAGTTCATCCGGGTATGCGTTTACTGTCAGTCGTGCTTTCGCCTGTTGCCCGAACGTGAACGTGCATTGCCGCACCACGCCGCAATAAATCAAATCCTCGTCTGCGTACACTCGTACCACATCGCCGGGTTGCACGTCCCCATTGTCGATAATCTCTGCTGTGACCTCCATTCGATTTTGGTACAGCGCTCCTATCAGGGAAAAGGTAGGCTGCTGGTACTCGTTATTCAGAAGCGATACCCCAGATATTTTGACCTCGCTGCCCCCCGGCGCGTCCTCGTCGGGATTTACATAGCCGTGGGTGATGTAGTCCCAATAGTACGTCGTGCCACCCTCATCCGTGCCACTCTCCTTGTTTGGAGCTTCGGTTGTGGAGATGGTGCCCACAAGCTCCACGTATACAGCATACACCGGGTCGCCTAACTGCGTTGTAGGCTTCCAGTACGTTTTCTTGTACGGCAAAAGCGCCCCTTGCGTAAGGTCATGGTTCGAGAAATCCGGCAGCGCATGAAACACCAGCCCATTGCAAAAGCTCTGCTGCACCCACGCGCCCATTGCAAGGCACAGCCACAAAAGCCGCTCCCTCGCCGTCTGCTCCGGGGCGAAGCCGTTGATGTTGATGCTGGCAAGCTCTGTCGGCAGCGTATAGGGCACGATAGAAAAATAGCCGGACTTCGGCAGCCCGCTGAACAGGTCGTACACTGCTGCCCCCGCCGTGGTGTTGATGCGCTCTGCACCAACTGTCCACCAGTCAAGAAGCCCCAGTGGGCTTTGCGCCTCCACCCGCAGCGTGTCCTTGTTGATGCGCTGAACTTTCGTGATTTTGAATTTTGCAAACAGCGTGTCAACATCGTTTTTCAGTGATATCAGCCAGCCCCGCTCCAATGTGTCCTGCGTGATAATATCCACCGTCAGCATATCCACGGGCAGGCTGTTCAGCTTGATGTCCACTTCTGGCGAAAAGTCCACGCGGGCGATGCGCGTATAGGTCACATCGCCCTCCGGGTCGTGATAGATGATTTTCACGCGCTCGCCCCCTCAATAATAGATTTCGTCTGCATCATCATAGCCGGAGCCATACTCCCACGCGCCATCTGTATAGTGCCATATGTCACCCTCATGCGGCACTGACACCTCTGGCAGCGGAGCGCGTCCCCGCGTCAACGCATCGGCCAGCGAGTAATACTTCGTCGGGTGGTTAGCAATCACCGTGAACTGCGTCCCTCGCCAGTATACGCCGCCTCCCGGCAAACGCACATATTCATCCTGTACGCTCTCCACCCTGCCAACAATGGCAATGGTGGAGCCGTTGTATGGCAGGGTAAACTCGTGCCCGTCATCCGGGTCTGTCAGCTTTTCGTATAGTGTCGCGTAAACATCGCGCATATCCAACGGCACGGCTATGGATATGGTGTAGCTCATATACGTGCCTATAACATCGTTGAAGTAGTTTTTATCGAGCATCAGCCCAGATATCTCGCTGGGCTTAATCTCCGCCTCGCGGGTAATCTTGCAAGGTATCTCCCATATGATGCCGTCAACGATAAACATTACATCACGCTCCCTGCAAGCTTCAATCCCACGCGCTGTTCCTCTGCCTTATTCAGTCGGTATATCCACTTCTGCGCCCCGTCAAGCTCAAACACAATGTTGATAGGCCTGTCGGGGGTTTGCGGTACGGTAAATGTCTGCCCTCCGGGGAAACGACCGGGCGTTTTGGACAGCGGTGTGACCACAGCCTGATTGCCTATCATCTGCAAAAGCTCCGGCGCATATTCGCCCACGATGGCCTTTTGACCGGGACGCAATGTGCCGCCGTTGGCAAGCTCCTGTATGCGCCCCCACGCCACTCTACTCAGGTTTGCGCCCCAGTGGATTCCACCCAGCGAACCGCCGCCAAGCCAATCCGGGAGGTTGCCAAAATCAACATCAATTCTCAGGTGATTGTTGATTCCATCAACCACCGTATTTATGGCGCTTTCCACCTTGTCTATCATACTGTTTACCAGCCTAATGACTGCATTGATGGGAGCTTTCAGGACATCCTTCAATGTGTTAAAGGGAGTGGTAATCAGTCCAACAAGGCCGTTCCATGCCTTTTCCCAATCTCCGCTGAACGTCCCTTGTATGAAGTCCAGCAGATTTTGGAGTTGGTCGCCAAGCCCCTTCCAGATAACGATGAAGCTGTCACGCACCCACTCGAAAACAGGCGTAAGATACGTGTCCCAGACATACTTGAATTTCTCACCAAGCGCCTGGATAACAGGGACAACCTTTTCACTCACAAAGTCTTTGAAATCTTCAAGAGCGGGCTTTGCCACTTCATCCCAGAACTTGCTTATCCCGGTGAACACGGCCTCTATCACGGGCAGAAGCTTGTACTCCCACCAGACAATCAGCGTCGGAATAAGGTCGCGGTACACATAGTCATACAGCGCAACCAACGCGGGCTTGAGAATGTTCTCCCAGAATCCGGCAATGGCAGAGAACACAGATTCGATTGCGGGTTGCAGGTGGTTCTCCCACCAGTCAATCATTGTCGGAATCAGCGTTTCGACAACGTACTTGTACATCGCCTCAAACGCGGGTTTGAGCGTGTTTTCCCAGAAGCCCTTAATAGCATCAAAGGCCGCATTGATTTTATCACGCGCTTCCTCGTTCGTCTTGTAGAGGTGGACAAGGTACGTCACCAGTCCTACGATTGCAGCGATTATGATTGCGAACGGATGCGCCATCAGTACCCCGAACAGGGCTTTTGCTACGGTAATGACTGTCTTTACGGCAGAGACAATGCCCGAAATCTTTTGTCCGATTGCCAGCGCCGCTATCCCGGCAACTACACCCGCAATTATTGAGCTTATGAGCGGGAAGTTGTCACGTATGAAGTCGATAATCTTCACCAGCGCGGGATATACAGTATTTTTCCAGATTTTTGAAATGCCATCAAATGCCTTGCTCAACAACGAGGACGCCCTTTCAATCATAGGTACGATGTATTTATCATACAGATTGAAAAGCACAGGCATAATCTTGCCGACTATGAGCGCAACTACATCCCTGGCTATGGGTACGAGAACCTTATCCCAAAACTCACGGATTTTCTTGACCGCCTTATACACAATGGCAACAATGCGGTTGAAATCGCGGGTCAGGTTCCGCATTATCTTCCCTGTTACCTTATTGTCACCGCCGATAAAGCCGCTGATGGCCTTGGCTATGGCAGGAATAAGGTCATCCCTGATGCTGGTGGAAATCATAGCCCAGAGTGTGGGAAGCTCTTTTATGAGCGTCGCTCCTATTTGCGGCAATGCTTTTGCGATGCCAATAATGAACGTTCCGGCTGCCCGGACAACCGCCGGAAGCAGTCTGGTAACAATGCCGGGAAGCTCCCGTGCCAACGTGGGCACAAACGCTTCAATGAGGTGCAAGATGCCATAAAGCGCCTTTTCCGCAACGGGCAGAATGTTCCTCGCAGCGATTTTCGCCGCTTCAACAACATCATCCACCAGCCAATCCAGCTTGTCCTCATCTCCCTCGCCCATACCAGTGATGAGGTTTGCCCATGCAGCTTTCAGTCGGGCAACGGAACCAGATATTGTTTTCTCTGCTTCAAGCTGCGTGGTTCCTGTAATGCCCATCTCTGTCTGGACAACGTGAATAGCTTCTACGATGTCCGCATAGCTGGAAAGGTCATACTTTTTCCCAGAGATTTTTTCAGCGTCCTTCAAGAGACGCTCCATCTCGGATTTGGTGCCGCCATACAATGTGTGTTCGCTGCGGGTCGCTACTCCGCAACCGGGCATAATAAAAGCACCCTTGCGGATGCTTTTGCCCTGCTCCATGTTTCCATGGACGTTCAGACTATCTCTTGACGCTTTCGCGCCCCTCGCACTTCCACGCGCTTGCGTGTACCCTACTCCGTTCCGGCTTGCGCCGTCGTTTCGGTAGTCGTTACACCTTCATTGGATTTGCAGTACTCGTATCCCAAAAGTCAATCCAATGCTTGGCACGGTATTGTCCCCGGCTTTACCCGCTGGGAGTTTCACCGTTTTCACGAGGTTTATGCAGCTCGGCAATGGCACAGTCTACCGAGCTTTAAGTTATCGAGCATAGTATAGTTCTGCTTCGCAAAGCCCTGATATGCGTTCTGAATGCTGGTCATGTCGCTGCCCATCTTGTTCGCGTTCCTTGATACCCTCGGTTTCCCGATATTTTATTAAGGGAGTAGACTATATCATATCAACTCAAATACATATCCGTGATGAACGCTTCCGCGCTTACAACTTCTTGAAACTTCAGACGGAAGGAAACCGTCTTTTTTTGTTTCAACCATTGCATCATAGGTTTTGACTTCGCCGGTTATTATGTTCGTTGCTTTTATCCGTTTCGCCCTTTTACTTTGAGCGCCATATTTGCCGTAATTTGGATGATGCTCGCCCCGAATATGATTTATAAGTCCATGCTTATACGCATGTATGGTGTTTTCTTGCACCGTTACCCATTCGAGGTTATCCAAACAGCAATTAAGTTTATTGCCGTCTTTATGATTTACCTGTGGCAAATGATTCGGATTCGGGATGAAATGTTCAGCTAACAGCCTATGCAAGTAGCGCTGTACCCTGTATTTTTTCCCTTTTGCAAGCGTTACCCTATAATAACCGTTTGGAGCAATGTCCGGGTTGAGCTTTCGCCCTGCCCAGAATCGTTTTCGCCCTTTTGTATCCACACCTAATCTGTCCTTGCTCCATACTTCGCCAGTATCAGAAATTCGGTATGAATCCTCAAAACCCTTGACGTCCTTCCACATTGATATAATACCTCCATACGTTTTATATGTGTGTATTATATCACAAATTTGTATTTAAGTCAACCGTGCCGCTTCGGACTGCGTGCCAATAGCAGCCCTACTTCCCGTAGGAATAGTCGTTAAACCTTTTACGGCTGAACCGTAACTTGGCAAGGGATTGCCATGCGCTGATGCGTTTAGGTTTCCCCCTTTAGCAGAGCCATCTCATGCTGTCATTTCCTACCGCCTTTTTGGCTCCACACCCCTGGCGGGGTTCAACACGTTTTAGTCGGACTGGTTTGTTAATCCGACATGTCTGTAATTGCCATATCCGCGAGGTCAGCGGCTTTTGCAAGGCTTTCCGGGGTTTTGACGCTGGTTCGATTGGCTTCCTCTGCCTCTGCGAGCAGTTCCTTGTTATGCTCTTTCAGTTGCTTCAGTTCGTCCTGCATCTGGTAGCGCATACTCGCCTTTTTACCAGAATCTTTGGTGAGCCGTATGCGCTCCTCCCAGTTGCGCTTTACAGCGTCATATTGAGCGTCGAGGTTCTTTTCGAGCTGGTCAAGGTCAGTCTGCGCCCCGCGCCCGGTGGACTGAATCAAGGCCGCAGAAAAACCTGTGACCGTTTCCATATACTCATTGGCGCTCATGCCAGCGGTAGTATACGCTTTTTCAGCGTTCTGGATAACCGCATCTGCTGAATCACCAAACAGAGTTTCTACGCCGCCTATCAACTGTTCGTAGTCGGCATAGCTGTCAATCGCGCCCTTGAATACACCTGCCGCCGCGCTGCCGAGCTTGGCAAGCCCCTTCACGCAGACCTCAACGCCCTTAGTGACGATATTGGCCTTTAGCACATCGGCAAAAATGCTTGAACGGTTCTCTGCATCGCTAAGACCGCGCTCATAATCTGAGCTGTCAAGCGTCAATCGTGCCGTCAGGCTGAATAAATCCATTTTCTTCACCACCTTTTGGCTTCAACCCTGCGTTCTTTACAACGTCCCGCGCAATTTCCTCCGGCGTTCGGGTATCAGGCTCCTTGAATGTGTCCATCCATCGTGATTGCAACTGACTACCACCCAGCGCTTGCGCCACGTTATTTGCGACAACCATCAATGCGTCGGTGACATAGGCACGGTATTGTCGCTCGCGGAGCATCATCTCAATTTCGTTGAGGCAATGCTCCACTACATACCCGCGCCCATAGAGGTCGAGCAATTCCAGCCTTATGCTTTGACAGGCCCGGAAGTATTCTCGCTCCCCAAATTCACCAATGAAGTAAAAAAATCAATGATTTCCTTACTGTTGAGGATATCGGCTATTGCGCCGAAGAACTCCGTCATGGAATGATTGTCCAAGTCCTCCGGCTCAACGAAACACAGCAGACCAAGAAGCTCTGCCGTTTCCTCCGGGTGTTCATCCAGGATAGCATCCAGCATCGCCCTGGCATTTGCCTGTATCTGTTCAGCCGCTGCTGCCTCACGTTCTTCCCGCGTCGCGTTCTCCGGCAGCTTCGGCATTCTCTTTCGGAGTTCAAATACCTTTGTCAGCGTCAGCCACTTGGCAACTGACTTGCGGATTCGGTTGGTCTGGACAAGAAACTCGCGGGGGCTGCAATTTGCCAGTGTTTTCATAAATACCTCCAAAATACGTGATAAGCGGCCTACAACGCGCTTTCCTCACGGGCATGGGTTTCCCCGTGTCTGGTTGGAAAATGCGTCATAGACCGCTTTGTAGGTCATCAGGGAGTAGGCGTAGTGCCCGCCTTGACGTAAATCTCGTAGGGCACAATGTCGATATCGTCCAGGTCATAATGGCCATGGAAATCGAAAGCGAACTGGCCCTTGCCGTCCTTGGTACTCTGCCACTGGAAGCCAGCGGTGTTCAGGGCGTTCATGATGTGGATAGCCACATACCCGGCAGTCGCCGAGCCCTCATTCTTGCTGGAATAGTCGCCGACAATCCACACATCGGCAAAGTCAGCTTCTACCAGCGCATGGCTGGGCGTAATCTTATTCCCGGACAGCGTACCCGCGCCAGACAGCCGCTTGGCAAGCGCAGCGGTCAGCGCCACGAAATTGCCGGAGGCAGCAGGGTCATAGCTCTTGATACGCTTCATCTGCCAGGTGTTGGCGGGCATATTGTCGATGTCCTCACCATAATCCTCATACTCAGGATTGGCAGAAAACTGGAAGCCGCCAGTAGTAGCGGCAAGGATGTTGCCATACACACCAGTGGACGGCTCAAACTCATCCACCATGATGCCAGCGTTCATCTGGATTTCGTCCATGGTCGTTGCTTTGACCTTCGTAAACTCGCTCACTATACATCACCTCTTTATGTCGTGATTGCGTTGATGATGAGATTCAGATACACCGCTTTGAGTGTGTCATCGCCCTCCATAGGCATATGCTGGGCAAACGGCGTTCCCTTGCTGAGATACACCGCACCGCCCTCTGTCGGGATGCTGATACCTTCACCAATGGCACTTTCGATTTCATCAACCTTGGCATTGATAGCGACCAGTGACCATGAGCGATACCAGACCCGCGCATACATTACTGCGCTTTCCCGCCAGCCCGGATTTACCAGTTGGTAGGAAATATATGGCAGTTGCGCATTATCTGGTATGCTGTGTTCCACATACGCTTCAAGCCCGAAGCTGCTGAAGAACTGGTACAGGGCTTTTGCAGTATTCGTCATGCAGGCAACACCCACTTCTCGGCAGTTACCTGTCCGAACTGGAATGATGCTACCCTGGGCGTTTTGCTATCCTTGATGTTGCTTGTCACCCGGAAAATCGCGCCGTCTGAATCGCGCCGGAACACATCATGGAAGTCAAGCTGCACATTTTTCCCCGTAGTCACGGTGTACACCTCTGTCACGCCCTGCTTCTCGGCAACCCGCGCCTGCAGAGAGGAATCCTTGACGATGGCCGCCTCAAAGGTCGCGCCATCCACCCATGCCGGGGCTGTGCCGCCCTGCCCGTCAGGAACAGTGCGCTTATCAATCATCGTGCATTGGGTTTTCATCGTGTCTATCAGGCTCATGCTTGATACCTCCAAATGTAGCCGATTCCCATTTCCTGCTTTCCTCGGCAACAGATGTTTATTAGTGCCCTCGAAACACCATTTTTCTCTGCCGCTTCCCTTTGCGAGTTGTAGGTTTCGACTACCTGTCCTGTACTTGCATCCACTTTTTCGATACGTGTGTATCGAAAATATGAACCGGGCGGCGTATACGGTTGCCCGTGGTATGCCCACCCAAATCCAGCCGTTGTTTTATGCTTTCCCTTACAGCACTCCGAGATGTGAGAATCACTGGTACCCACATCTTTTGCGGCATCTGTGATGCTTGGGTAGGTGCATATCAGTTCCCCAGTGTCCGGGTTATACTTATCAACGGCGAATCGTTCAAAAGCACAATCCATGCCATTCCCGCCCTCAGAAACGTTATAGCCATTCTCAATCGTGTCAAACTTTTTGATAAAGGTTTTTTCCATCTCATAGGCAGTATCTTTGTCATAGCACGTTGCGATGACTTCATGGCTAAAGTTGTCCCAGCCATGTTTTATAATGGCATTAAAAAACTTGGTCTGTGCCCTATAGCCGTAGCCATTGCGCCACCGTTCTTCCGGCGTCATACTGGTTATCCCGATGTACGATTTGCCGTTACGGAGGTTTGTGTGCTTGTAGATGCTATACGTTTTCATGCGAGTTTCCTGTACTGGTTCAGCGCCGACCGAAACACACCTTGCCAGCTCCCGGCATTGCTATCCTGTCCACCGCTGGCGTTGGTTCCTGTTTTCAAGCTGTAACTGTACCCGCCGAAACTCTCCGACTGGTACGGCCCGGAAACCGCATCCCCATACTTTTCATTCCACGCCTCAATCTCAGCGACCAGAGACAGGAATGATTTCGGAGGGCGCATATCCCAAATCACGCCATCGAATGTCTCATCGGTCAGCTCGTCCACGCCATATTTGTACACGCCGTCGTTCAGCCGGGAACCGCAAATCTGGAAGTATTGCCCAGCAATCAGGCCGGGAACCTCGATTGCGCCATTCTCAATGGTGAACGTTCCAGCATACCTGTCACCATGAAAATAGTTGTGAATGTAGGCGCATATCTGCTCAATCATGCAATCACTCCTATATCGTCCTCAGAGGCCGTTTTGGGCGCTTCAATATACGGGCGTAGTTTTACCCACGTTGTCCACAAGAGCCCGTTACAGGCTGTTCTGGGACGCGCAGGACATATTATAGGGAGGCGGTATGTCCCGCCTCCCGTTCTGGTCATCAGGTCTTGACGGTCAGGGTCGTGTTGCCAGCGGCCTGGGCGCGGTTGTTGGCATCCACGGCGGCAACGGTAATCTTGGTATCGGTGGCGGCGGGCGTGATGTCGTCGCCGGAATCCAGCTCAGTCCAGGTGCGCAGGTTCTGACCGTAGCTCACAGCGGGGGCGGTGGTCTTGGCGGTCTTATACACCCACTTTTCACCAGTGCCGAGCGTGTAGCCGCTCATGGCGATGTTGGAATCACCCACAGCGGTGCCAGCGGTGGAAGCCACAGTCACGCTGCCCAGGGTGGGAGTGGAATCAATCTGGCCCAGCACCACGCCGTCGGCATACTCGACGAAGAACTGGATGCCGCTCATGACCAGGGATTCCACCTGCGCCCGCTCCTTGTTGGCATAGCCAGAGCTGATGCCGATGTAGCCAGTCTCGTCAGCGGTCAGGTCGAAGCTGGAAAGCGTCTCGCCGTTGACGGTGACGTAGTACATCACGATGTTTTCCTTGGCGGTGGAGTACACCTGCCCCACGGGAATCTGGCTGGTCAGGATGACCGTGCCCATGCCCAGGAAATTCTCGATGTAGTTGAAGCCGAAGGCCGTCTGCATCGTGATGGTGGCGGTGGCGAGGTAATCCGCGATGGTCAGCGGATTCAGGAAGTGAACGATGTCAGCGCTGTCATTCTCGAAAAGCACCTGGAGCATACCCCAGGTCTTAGCCAGAACAGCCTGGAGGGTGGCCGCGCCAACCACGGTCGCGTCAATCGCCTTTACGCCGTCGAAGAAGTCCGTGCGGATGCCGTTCTGGACATCAGACAGCAGCTTCTCATCGGTGGCGATGATAGCCTCCTCCCTGCCGCTCTTCAGGATGGATTCGGCGGTGACGGCCTTGCGCCACTTTTTCAGGCTGATGCTGCCAATCGGAACCTTGTTCCGCTGATACTGGCTCAGCGGGATGATTTCGCCCTCGGCAACGTTGCCATCCTGCAGGGTGCCAGTGGTGGTGTAGTAGTACATGGTCGTGCCGTCAATCACGGGAATCTGACGGGTCACGCCCAGGGCCTCGATGAGCTTGGCGAGGGAATTGTGGGTAAACCGCTGGACGAAATCCACCTCGCGGATTTTTGCCATCTGCTGGGTAGTGATGACATTGGTTTCAGCAGCATTTGTCACATTCGTAGGCATAGATTTTTATCTCCTTTTCTCGTAATCAGGCTGCTCAGATACCGAACAGCTCATGGTTTTCGGCCATCGCCCTCTGGCGCTCCACGGTATTCTTGATGGCAAGAATCTCTTCCCTGGTGCGCTTGGCGGGGCCATTGTTGGCGGGCGGGTTCGCAACCTTCGCGCCCTCGGTATGGGTCGTAACCTTGAAGTCAGACCAGTCGTCGTTGATGCTCTTGCGCAGCTCGGCTTCACCTTCCAGCTTGCCGTCCTTGTCCAGCTTCTTGTCATCGAAGTTGGTTGCCCGCAGGATAGCGTCATGCCGCTTCGGGTCGATGTTCTCCTCGGTCAGCAGCTTTTTGTACGCTTCCTTCACAGCGCTTCGCGTGGCTTTGGCTTCGGTGTCGGCCTTGTACTTCTCAAAGGCTTCATGCTCCTTTGTGTACTTCTCTTCCCAC